TTTTTTGCTCTTTATCGAGTAGCATTACCAGGGTAGTAAATATTAGTGTGTCTAGCATCTCATTCTCCTCTTATTATCTCCAGGCTACCGGGTTCGAGATAACTCAGGCCCGTAGGTTAGGGGCTAGTGTCCTCGTGGCTGAGCGGGTAGAGTCCGTTTTAGCTTTCTAATCTCCGTAAGTAATTTTGAACATCATGGATTGCTTTGCAGTAGCCAGTTTCAAAAGCTACTTTATGGCTCCGATAGGTTTTGCCTTGCTCAATTAAGGTATTACGAGTTGCTCGGTGCTCTTTGAACAGTTGCCTGATAAAATCCCATAATCCTTTCACCTACTCATACTCCTTTCCTACCCGCCCAGCAACCAAGACACTAATTATATTCTATTGTTAAGGTGCTTATCTTCTGGCCTCAACCGGCCACCACCTGACCGGCTGAAGTTGGAGGATAAACTAATCATCTGAGTTTTCTGTTTCTGTTGTGGCACGGATAGCCTTCAATCGCTCTTGTAATATAGCCCTGGCCTCCTCTGTTGCTTCATGGGACTGCTTGTCTATCTTGGCCAATACCTCTTCATATTCCTGAAATGCTTCATCTCTTGTCATACTCCTTTCACCTCCATATTATTTAATCCCACACTATGATTATAACCTATGCCTATACTCATAGCAATATTACTTTAGTACCAGCTCGACATAGTACTTTAGTCCTATGCTCTTTTAAATGAGGTCTTATTATGTCTACCTTAAAGAATAAAAGGGCTCTATATAGTACGGTCATATATACCAGCTCACCTAACATATATGTATTTCTCGTCGTATCACCTCGACTCCGCCTCTGGCTTACCTTTTACCTTAATTGATAAACGGCTAGATATTAAAGATAAAGATGGGAAGTTCGCAGCCACTCGTCAAGTGTAATATATGCGGTAAGATTATGGAACCATCTGACACCCTCAATCATAAGAACACTACAGGTCATAACTCGTGGACTATGATTAAGAGGACTGAGGCGGTGAGGATAGATGACAACTAACGGCAAAAATGGAAACGGCGGCAGGCCGAAGATAGATATAGACTGGAAACAGTTTGAGGCTTATTGCGCCTTACAATGCACACTAAGGGAAATCGCTGATTACTTTAATTGCTCCCAGATGACTATAGAGAGAAAAGTCAAAGAGCATTACAATTGTTGTTTTGTTGATATTTTTAAGCGTAAACGGCAAAAAGGATTAATGAGCCTTCGTGCTAACCTATTCAAGATGAGTGAGAAGCAACCGTCAGTTCTCATCTTCCTTGCAAAGAACTGGTTAGGTATGTCCGACAAACAGGAGATTGAACACAGTGGTAACATCGGCAAAAGCCTTGAGGAATACTCCACAGAAGAGCTACTCGCTATTATCGAGAACGGGGGCAGAACTTCTAAGACGTAAGCAAGCTACTGAGGGGTTGGTTCCCTTCTGCCAATATACCTTCCCCGCATATACGACGCCCCCACATATACAGGCATTATCAGATGCCCTGGAAGCGATAGAGCGGGGCGAGTTAAAGCGGCTAATAGTATTGATTCCTCCGAGACATGGCAAATCGGAAATCATATCACTCCGATTCCCCTGCTGGTATCTGGCTAAACATCCAGAGGACTATATAGTACAGGCTGGATATGCTGAGTCAATAGCTCTAACTCATTCACGGAAGGCTAGGGATATATTCGTATCGCTTGAGATGTCAAGACTCTTCCCCGCTATACACCACAGACCAGAGAGGGCAGGGCAGGAAGTAATAATACCGGAACGACAGGCAGCCCATGAATGGGGCACTAAGCAGGGTGGCTCATATTATGCTGTTGGTATAGGCGGTGGCTTAACAGGCCGGGGCTTTGATGTGGGGATTATAGATGACCCGGTGAAGGATGAGGAAGAGGCTAGCAGCCAGACTGTCAGGGATAAGGTTTGGGAGTGGTATAAGACGGTCTTTAGAACCAGGGCTCAACCTGACGCTGCTATCATAGTTGTTATGACCCGATGGCACCAAGATGACCTTGTTGGCAGAATATTAAAACAGGCGCAGGAAGACCCCGCCTCAGACCAGTGGGAAGTATTACACTTCCAGGCAATAACAGACGGCCAAGCATTATGGCCGGTCCGCTATCCTCTCAGTGTGCTAGAGCAAATCAGGTCATCAATAGGCAGCCGAGCCTTTGAGTCGTTATATCAGGGCAACCCCACTATAGCTGAGGGGCAAATAATAAAGCGTGAGTGGTGGCAGTATTACAGAGAAGCCCCGGAATTCAAAAGGAAAATACAGAGCTGGGACACAGCCTTCAAGGATAAGTCACAAAATGATTACTCGGTTTGCACGACTTGGGGCGAGGCTCAGAATGGTTATTATCTTATAAGTGTGTGGCGTAGTAAAGTAGAATTCCCCGAATTAAAGCGGGTTGCCGTTTCCCTTTATGAAAGGGATAAGCCCAACGCGGTACTGGTTGAGGACAAGGCTAGCGGTCAATCTCTTATTCAGGAGCTAAAGAGAAAAACAACAATCCCCGTCTTACCTGTTAAGGTGGATAAGGACAAGGTAGCCAGAGCCAATGCGGTTACACCGATGATTGAGGCGGGCAAGGTCTATGTACCCCAAAACGCACCCTGGCTTTATGATTATATCGAAGAGCTATCAGCCTTCCCTAACGCTGAGCATGATGACCAGGTTGACAGCACCACGCAAGCGTTATCCTATTTACTCCTGAGAAATGAATGGAGAGCATATTGAACGTAGTTACAACATTCAGAAAAGCAAGCGAATTACTCAGGTTTGAGAATAAACAATTGAGGAGGGGATATGCTTCAAGCCCTTCGTAAGAAACTCTCCTCAATGATATTCCCTACTGGTTACCTGTCGCTGCTAAACATGCCGAGAACTGGATTTAATTATGCCGATGAAGTGGACGGCTATCAATCGGCTATCATCATGGCCTGCGTCAACTGGATACAGAGGACGTTCCCGGAAGCTCCTCTATATCTAAGGAAGCGAAACCCTGACGGCTCCTGGGATAATATATTCGACCATGCCATGCTCCAATTACTAGAAACCCCAAATCCCTACTATGACGGCTTGCTTTTACAGACTGCGACGGTGGCCGATTTTACCATTGACGGCAATGCCTACTGGCGGAAGATACGGTCGGCTGCTAATAGGGTAGTACAACTATGGTGGATACCCTCGACCCTGATTGAGCCAAAATGGGGTTGGAGCAATACCGAATATATCACGCATTATGAATATTCTCCCGGTGGTTTCCCTGAGCCCGTCTCAGTTGAGGATATAGTCCATTTCCGCTGCGGGCTGGATCCGTTGAATATACGCAAAGGACTATCTCAGCTAAAAAGCCTTTTCAGGGAAGTCTTCACCGATGACGAGGCTGCTAATATGACGGCTGCACTGCTAAAGAACTTCGGTGTGCCGGGAATAATTATCTCCCCTAAAGAAGGGGGAGTGAGCAAAGAGGCAGCTGAAGATATCAAAGAGACATTCAAAGAGAAGTTCACTGGCGACAGGAGGGGTGAATCTCTTGTTATGACCGCCCCAACAGAGGTAGAGCAATTTGGCTTCTCCCCTCAGGAAATGGACCTGAAGGCACTCAGAAGAATACCGGAGGAGAGAATATCAGGGGTGCTAGGTGTACCGGCTATTGTGGCCGGGCTAGGGGCAGGATTAGACAGGTCTACATTCGCCAACTTTGCCGAGGCCAGAGAGATGGCTTATGAGAGCAACATAATTCCTTCACAGAGAATATTCGGCTCGGTAATTAAGAGGCAATTACTAACTGAATTTGAACAGGATACCGCAACCTGGCAGGTGGCTTACGACTTGTCCGAGGTCAGGGTATTGCAGGAGGATGAGAATAAGAAGGCCGAGCGTGTCGGGAAGATGGTATCAGGCGGATATATTACTGTAGCCGATGCACAGCGGGAGACCGGCATGCCGGTAGATGAATCACAGAATATCTATTTGAGACCGATGATGATTGTTGCCACATCTGCTGGTACGAAGTCAGCCAAAACAGGTATTGAAACGAAGTTAACACCTGCGGAATGGGAAGATGAATATTCGGAGGGTGTACCTCATTGGGCGATTGACAAAAACCCATCATTGTTTGCTCAGGAATTTGTAGAGGAATTAAGAAGCCGTAAGTTAAAGACAATTCTAGAGGTAGGTTGTGGCAATGGGCGGGATTCGATATTCTTCACCCATGCCGGGTTAACGGTTACAGCGATTGATGTCTCCGCTTCCGCTATAGACCTAGCCAAGCAAAACGCTGAAGATGCGGAAGTATTTATTGACTTTCAAGTAGCCAATGCCGAGAAGTTACCCTTTGAAGATGGGCAATTTGATGCGGTCTTTTCGCTGTCAGTTCTCCATGCCACAAAACTCAAGAAGTCAATCCCCGAGATTAACAGGGTAATAGCAAGTAAGGGCGTAGCCTTTATATATCTATACGGCGATACACAATATGCCGATGGCAAACGGGAAGAATATATCACGATAGACAACTGGCTTGAATTACTCAAGAGCTTAAACTTCACTGTGCTGGATTTCTACTCTGAGCAGGAAGAGGAATTTGATGAGTTCGGGGAGAAGCACCAGCTCTTAATTTCACTAATAGAGAAGGGGAGTTAGTGGTTAGTTGTACTTGGGAGAAGCACGATGGTCGTTATGTATGCATGGCAAAGCACTGTCCTCATTGGGATAATGGCAACTGCTTAATTGGTAAAGTTACCCTGTCATGCGATAACGAAGAGTGCGGCTGGTATAGCGCTGGTAATCACCATTGCAAGTGCATGGATGTTCACCTTGATGCAGATGGAAAGTGTTTAGGTTATCGGAATGAATCTTAAGAAATGTTGCGACGCTTATAGGCACTTAGCCAAAACACACGTCCTAGAATCGAAATCTGAGGGCTTAACCGAGGAGGTCAAGGCAATTCTATGGAAGCGGGTTGACCAACAGCGTGTAGCATGGTGGGGGGTAGCCAGTAAGCAGATTGAGCCGTTATATGAAGCACAGGGCGAAGCGGTTGCAAGTGTCATCAAAGGTAAGACACCAAAGCAGATGGCAACAGCCGCAGAGAAAGCTATAGAAGGCCAGAAGCCCGAATGGTTAAAGATGATGACCGGGCTTATGACAGTTATCATCGAGGACTTCGGCAGCGATACCGCAGAGGACTATGGGGGTAAGTCATTCAAATCCCCGGAATGGGAATTTGACCCTACAACTGCGGCAATACGGAAGTGGATACTCACGGAGGCAACCAAGGACATTGTTACCATAGCAGAGACCAGCCTGGAAGATGTAAGGCGGGTTATCCTGGCTGGGGTAGATGAGAACTTGAGTAGCCCCCAGATAGGCCGTAACCTCCGTCAGTTTTATGTAGACAGGTCGCCATTCAAGGCGATGAGGGTGGCCAGGACTGAGGTTACTAAGGCATCTAGCTTTGGCAGCATGGAGGCAGCCAAACAATCGGGAGTAGTGCAAACAAAAAAGTGGCTGACCAGTAGGGATGACCGAGTGCGTGATGAGCATGAGGCTATGGATGGCGAGGAAGTAGGACTCAATGAAGTATTCAGCAATGGCTTAGAGTATCCTAGTGAACCGATGTGCCGCTGTGTGCTGACATTCCAAAGCACGACAAGCATAATTTAGATATAAAGCAAATAAGTAGCAATGCCACTTTTGAGTGGCTTTTTTATTACCCAAAATCAGGGAGGTAATCATGCCATTACCTAAGCCAACTGAAAACGAGACCGAGAAAGACTTTATAGCCCGATGTATGGGCAACGACACCATGCAAGAGGACTATCCAGATAATGACCAGCGCCTTGCTGTGTGCTATACGCAATGGCGAGAACGGGAGGGTAAATCAATGGACATAGAACGCAAATCAGTCCAGATAGAACTCAAGGAAGATAAAGAGGGGGCTTTCGTAGCCCGCATTGCCACGTTAAACGTGATAGACAAAGATGGCGATGTCACATTCTCTAAAGCCTTCCCTGAGAAAGAGGTACTGGTATCTGCCTATATGCATGGCAGTTGGATGGGGATGTTGCCAGTTGGCAAAGCGGTGATTAAGGAATCGGGTGAAGATGTGCTGGCTGAGGGCCAGTTCAACCTTAAATCCGATATAGGCAAAGAGCATTACGAGACTATCAAATTCTCCGGTGGGCTGACTGAATGGAGTTACGGCTTCAAGGTGTTAGCCGAGGGCAGTGAGAAAGACCTAGAGGGGTGGGCCAATGACCATGATGGGATGAGGCCAACCCGTATTATAAAACAAGTCGAGCCATTTGAAATATCACCCGTATTGCTGGGCGCTGGCATTGATACAGCCACACTAGCAATCAAGAACGATAAGACTACCTATGCTGACCAGGCTGAGGCGGTGCTTGCTGCCGTCGCTGATATGGTCACTCGAACCAAGTCGCTTGCTGACTTGCGTTTGAAAGAGGGTAGAGTCCTATCTTCAGCGAACCGAGACCGCATGAAGAAGTTACTCGAACTGCTCTCGGGGGTAGCATCCGACCTAAAGGAACTCCTGGATGCTACGGAGCCTGTAGACCAGGAGAAACTGGCTCAGGCGGTGTTGCTATACACCAAAATAAGACGAGAACTTATGGAGGTTATCTAATGAACCTGAAAGAAATAACGGAGAAACTTGCCGCTAAAGGCAAACTAATCAGCCAGATTTATGAGGAAGCTGGCGAAGACCTGGACTTCTCCAAGGTCAAGTGCCTTGAGGGTGATACCACTGCGAAGGTGGATGCCCTGAAAGCTATTGATGTGGAAGTCACCGACTTGCGCGCAGAGAGGGAAAAACTACTTGATATTGAAAGAGCCCTGAAGTCCGGTCGGGAACTTAACGAGGAAATGAATAAGCCCGCCGAATCAATGCACTTCCCGAATAAGGGCGATGCCAAGGTTGAGACCAAGAGTCTGGGCGAGCTATTCATGGAGTCAAAGGCTTACAAGCAAAAGGGAATGGAAGCCCACCTCGATATTGACCTAAAAACTACTATGGTGGCAGCCGCTGGTTGGGATCCGCCCACTGAGCGACTTGCCCGGGTTGAGCTCTATCCCCTACGGCCGATAGCGGTTGTAGACTACTTCCCCTGGCTCACAACTCAGCGGGACACCATTAAATACATGAAAGAGACTACCCACACCAGCGCCGTCGCTGCGAAGGCTGAGAATGTAGCTTATGCGGAAGGCGCCCTCGCCCTCACAGAGACCTCAGATGAGGTAGAGAAGGTGGGTACTTTCCTTCCGGTAACCGATGAGCAACTTGAGGATGTGGCCGGTCTAGCTAGCTGGATTAACCAGCGCCTTACCTATCAACTACGGAACTATATCGACCAGCAAGCGTTACAGGGCACGGGTGTATCTCCTCTTCTTCTGGGAACTCTCTATCTTGACTCGCTCCAAGAACAGGCCAAGAGCACTGACCCGACCCCTGATGCTATATACAAGGCATTCACTAAAGTCAGGACAGTTGGATTTGCCGAGCCTTCGGTTCTCTTTATAAACCCGAATGACTGGCAAGAAGTCCGTCTCTTGACTACTGCCGATGGTATTTACATCTTCGGCAGTCCTTTAGATGCTGGTCCCGATAGGATTTGGGGAATACCCGTTTGCCAGACTATGGCGGTGACAGAAGCTACCGCTCTAACCGGGGACTATAGAGGCTATGCCAACATATTCCAGAGGCGAGGCATAACCCTAAAGGTAACCGATTCCCATGCCAGTCTGTTTATTCAGAATGTACAGGTAATCAAAGCAGATATGCGGTTAGCGTGTGTTCATTACAGGACTGACGCTTTCTGCAAGATAACTGGCATATAGTCGAACTAACAGCGGAGGGAGCGGCGCAAACCCTCTCTCTCCGACTATTTTGGAGGTAAACAATGAAAGGTTCTTATCTACTAGAATCTCCACAAGCCGTGGGTTTAAGACGCTCATGGCGAAATGCTGGCGCTCCAGTAAGTGGAACTACATTAGCAGGAGTCGCCGAGCCCGGTGATATCTTAATTGATACCACCAACAAGAAACTTTACGTCAACACCAACACCAAGGCGTCGCCCACCTGGTCACAGATTCTAACCGCTGGCGTAGCTTTCACTGGTGACCTTACCATAACGGGTGATATAGGTCTAACTGGTGATATAGCATTAGCGGATGAGGATGTGTCTGTAGCTCAAGGTGACTACATCTACCTTGATGGGCAAGGTGGCGGAGAATATCTAAGGTCTGATGCTGCTGATGAGCTGATGATAAATGCCACTACTACCCTGAATCTAGCTATCGGTGGAAGCGATGAAGTCACACTGACGGCAACCGCTCTATCTCCTGCAGTAAGTGATGGCAACGCACTCGGCACAACT